AGTGGTTCATTCTCCCGGTGGAGAAATATACAAATATGTTGATGTGCCAATACCTAAGCCTATCAGTAAAGGTACAACAATATTTAAATCTGTACTATCAAAAGAAACAGAAAAGGTTTCAATTTTTCCTAATTGGAGGTGCTTGTATTGACACCTAGGCTATATTCAAAAATTGTCCCATCACTTATTAATACAAACTACTTTTTAGGTAACCTAAACTGTTGTACAAAATGTGAAGTGACAGAATGTAGGAATGGCTCATACACCTTGTCACTTGAAACAACAGTAAATGATGATTGTGCAAACCTTCTTTTATCTCAGAGAATAATCTGTGCAAAGGCTAATCCCTTTGATGATGAACAGTACTTTGAAATACAGTCAACAGAAAGAGGTACTAACGGTATTATTAAGGTTGAGTGTAAGCACATAAAGAACTATTGCTTTCAGTATTGCTCTGAGGGTGATATGGCATATGACGGTGATTTGCTTTCAATTAAGGGTACACCTAAGAAAGTATGGGACAAACTTCAAAAGGACTATATTACTACAACTGTTCCTTTTAACTTTAGCTCAGATATTACATCATCAAGTGCTTTTACACTGGGAATAAGTACACCGGAAACACTAGGTAATATCTTAGGTGGAAAGGAAGGTAGCTTTCTTGATGTATGGGGTGGTGAATATCACTTTGATAATTTCAACATTCATTTACTTAAAAGCAGAGGTAAGGTGCAGAACTATATCTTAAGATATGGTAGCAATATTTCTGACTTTACACAAAGTGAAAATTGTGAGGAAACCTATTCTCATATTTTGCCATATGGTAAGGTGTCCTTAGGTGACCACAAGATAAACTTCTTTGCACCTATATTTGAAATTGAAAATCATAGCTGTACAACTGACAAGGTATATATGCTGGACTGTACATCGTTCCTTGATAGCTATTCAGTAGGTAAGCAAGGATACAAATATGACGCAGTAAAGAATGCTATGACAAAATATGCAAAGTCCTATGCAAGGAAAAACAACCTAGGTTCGCTAAAGGTTAGTATTGATGTAACTCTTAAGTCAGAACTTCAACAGATGTCTAACCTAGGACTATGTGACACAGTGACAGTGATACTTGATAACATAGGAACAAAGGCTACTGCAAAGATAACTGAAGTAACCTATGATTCACTTAATGAAAGATGGGAAAAGCTGGTTGTCGGTGAAAGCAAGGTTACTGTTGCAGATTTAATACTTAATAAAAGGAGGTAAAGAAATGGTTGTTGAAAAGAATATTGACCTTGACTTAAACAGAATAATACCTATGAAAACTATTACAATTCATCAAGGTGACCAGAACAGTATTAACCTAGTTATTACATTAACCAATGATAGTAAAAGTGTAGTTTTAACCGGAAAAGCAGTAATGTATGATGCAGTAATTAACAACATTCTTGCTGAACAAAACAAAGTAGGCTCTATTAAAGACTCAAGGATTATCATTCCTATTACAAGTAATATGACTTCTCATAGTGGGCTACTGAAAATTGATGTAAAGTTAATTGAGGGTACAACAACAAAGTCCATTCTATTCACTCAAACATTAACTCTGATTGTTGAAAAGTCAGTTATTAATGGTGACACAATAATTGACGGAAAGAACACCACAATAGAGAAACAGCTTAATGATTTTCAATCTAAACTTGATAGTATTGTTAATGATGTGTACAAAAAGAAAGATGTTGATAATCTACTGAAAAGCAAGGTAAGCCATATGTATTCTAATTCTTCAACACTTGAAACCTGTGATGAATGTACTGATTGGAATACATACTATCATTTGTATATTGACGGTTCATATCAGATACTTATTAACACCTATGGTACAGGTGGTCAATTCCGTTTAACAAGATATGGCGAAGTGTATTTTAGAAACTACAACTACAATGAAAACAAATGGAGTAGCTGGTCCTTAATTAATGCTGATATTCAAGACCATTCTATTACATATGAAAAGCTAACTGATGATTACTTGCGATTTTATGGTAGCTTTAGCTTAGATGATGTGGATATGATTAGAGCATATGGTGTATATGCAGGTGGTGCAACTAAGGAGTTTATCAACAAATATGATGTACATGGTAGGTTTAACTTAATATACACTTCATATCAATTATTAATTTTTCCTGAATGTAACCGTATGTTAATTAGGTATCCGGAAAGTTCAGGTGGCTTTACAGATTGGATTGATATTTCACCACAAACCGATTACTTAAAGGAAGAAAAAGGTCAAGTTGGAGAGAATTATGCTTGGTACACAGACAAAAGTCAAGGATACTCATTAAGTGGTACATATTCATTAATAGGTGATATGTGTTATTTAAGTGGCAAAGTACCTTTAATTAATGGCTGGAGGGTTGTTTATTACTCCTTGCCTGTATCCTCTTTATCATCAAGTGTGGTACTGGGAAAGATTGATAATGACTATTTTTCAATATCTACAAGCACTCTTGAAAACCAATCAGTTATTGAGATTAGACGGATGGACAATTCATTAATGGGTTCAGGTGAAATATCATTCACTTTGATTTATAAATACAAATAAGGAGGAACTATGGCTACAAAGATAACTAAAGAGATAACCATTGACTTGCTGACAAACAGTAGTGTTAGCATAGTTACAAAGAGGTACATAACTATCAGTGGTACAAAACAACAGGTAGGTAACACAGAAAGAAAGGCTTATTCAAATTCACCCTTAGGCAGAAAGATGCTTATTGATGAAGTTGGTAAGCCTTTTATTAATTCAATATTTGCAATATGGGGTGACACTTCAACAGTAAGTGACCCGGAAAGGAAGTGAGGAAAATGAAAAACACATGGAACTGTATTCAGATAGCTTTTGCTACATTAGGTGGCTACATTGGTACATTTTTAGGAGGTGCAGACGGTTTTCTATACACACTGATTGCTTTTGCAGTTCTTGACTACATTACAGGTGTAATGTGTGCAATAGTAAACAAGAACCTATCAAGTGAGGTAGGCTTTAAGGGCATTTGTAGAAAGGTAGTTATTTTCATACTAGTAGGAATAGCTAACCTTATTGATGTTCATATTATCGGTTCAGGTAGTGTACTTAGAACAGCAATTATCTTTTTTTACATTTCAAATGAAGGTGTATCACTTCTTGAAAATGCCAGTACACTGGGACTACCTGTTCCTAGTAAACTGAAAGAAATCTTAAAACAAATACATAACAAATCTGAGGAGGATAAATAGATGAAATACACAAACAGTAAACTAGTAGATTACAAAAGACTAAGTCCAAACCATTCAGGACTAAGAACTCACACCATTGACAGAATCACACCACACTGTGTTGTAGGTCAATGTACAGTAGAAACCCTAGGCAGTATCTTTATGGACAGAAGCTATGAAGCAAGTTGCAACTATGGTATTGGTAAGGACGGTAGAGTAGCACTTATTGTTGAGGAGAAAAACCGTAGCTGGTGTTCTTCAAGCAATGAAAACGACCAGAGGGCCATTACCATTGAATGTGCAAGTGAAATCTACTCTCCATATGAAATGAACAGCAAGGTGTACAACAAGCTAATTAAACTTTGCATTGACATCTGCAAGAGATACAACAAGAAGAAACTACTGTGGTAGCAAAAGCAAGTCACTAAACTACAAGCCTAAGTCTGATGAAATGGTGCTAACTGTTCACCGTTGGTTTGCAAACAAATCTTGTCCCGGTGATTGGTTATATTCAAGACTGGGTAATGTTGCAAAGGAGGTTACAAAGGCACTTAATACATCAACAACATCTAAGCCAACTACACAAACCTCATCAAAGAAAAAGTCTGTTGATACTATTGCAAGAGAGGTTATTAAGGGCAAGTGGGGTAACGGCTCAGCAAGAAAATCAAAACTAACCAAAGCCGGTTATGACTACAACGCCGTCCAAAAAAGAGTTAATCAACTTTTAGCTTAGTGCTTAATTAAATATCTGTATCTATATGCCCATTGAGGATTTTCCTTGATGGGTATATTCTTTTTGCAAAAACGCTCTTTTAATGGTTATAAAATAAAATGGTGAATATTAGAAAGAAAAAATAAAAATTTTTCAAAAAAATGTCCTTTTGAACATCTTCCCAAGGCTAAAAGTTAGAGAGAAACAAATC